TCTTAAACATCTTTTGAAATACATCCTTTACATCTGTCACATTTTCAAAATCCATGTCTAAATTTCCGGCGGTTTCTTCTGCGATTTCGCGCGCTAAGTCACCTAATTTACCTCCCAACATTCCTGAAATATGACCATGAAGCTCATCTACAGACGGCATATTTGTTCTTTCACCAGAACCAGCATCCGTTCTGGTTTCACCAGATGAATTCGTGTCAAACATATTTTGCATTTTTTCCAAAGTCTCCTCTAATTTACCCTTAAAATCATCTTCATTCAAAGATTCAAATATTTTTGCCGAATCTCCAAAGGCACTTTGGTCTTTCACACAACCAATCACCGAAATCGATATTAATTGTAAATATTTCCAAATCGTGTCCTTCGTATTGTCACTGATGTCACAATTCCATAAATACTTGAAACTTAATCCAGGCAAAAATTCGGTATTTATATCGGAATCTTTATTGAAAATTTCGGCGTTTTTATACAAAATATCAAAAAATCTTTCAGGGAAAATACCCAAACAATGAGTAAAGACCTTTTCTATTTTTGCCGTCATCTCCGCATCATCGCACGCATCCGAAACCCACCATTGATTGATAATAGGACTATATTCAGGAAATGTTGTTTTAATATCATTGATAAAATCTGGTACAACTTTTTTAAATTCTTCTGGAATTTGTTTTGTTTCCTCGGACATACTTTTACAAAAGATTTTATATTTAAGTTTAAATTAAATATAAATATATAATATATGCCAAATTCTAGAAAAAGATTTAGTAAAAATAAAAAAAGTTTCAAAAAATCAAAAAAATCTAGAAAAAATACTAGAAAACATAAAAAAAATACACCTCGTCGTAAATATAAAAAATCCAGCAAACGCTTCCGTTTTTTTGGTGGAAATGGAGATGAAGATGAAGATGAAGATAAAGATGAAAATGAAGATGAAGAACTCGGTAAATGTTCAATTTGTCTAGATTCCTTGAAAAATGGAGAACCTATATTCAATACAAACTGTAATCATAATTTTCATCTCGATTGTATTATAAAACATTGTAAATATGTCACATGCTTTTGCCCCATGTGTAGAACTGAATTAAACTCCAACCCAAATCCGAATCCAGTCGTACTACCTCCTCCAAATGTATTTCCAGCATTTGCGAATATTCCCATAGTAGTTGAATATCCAAATTTGTATCGGGTTGAATTTTTTAAATTTCGAGAAAACCGCGACACTGGGGAAATTGAAAAAGAGAAAATAAGTGTTCATGATATGACTGATGAAACAATTTATTTATTAGGAGAATATTTTATAAATCAAATCCAAGGATTAACAAATGATCATTTAGATTTTTTTGGAGATCCAGCACGTCGTGATCCAAATGGATATATTAATTTATACAATAACCCAACAGATGTTGAAATACCATTAGGTGATATGGAAATTACTATTGGTAATTCAAATGATATCGAAACCGCAACAATCACACAAACAAATACACACAACTAAATTACATCGAATGATACATCACACATAACTTCTTGAGGTTTTGAATATACTTCATTGTCTTTGCCTGTTCATCCGGTGTCATCATTTTTACTGGATTTCTTAATCTATTAATAGCCTCAATGATTTGTCCCGAATTTTGAGCATTTGTCAAATCATCTCCATAATCTTTATCCAGGAAAAAACGAATATCTCCAGCATCTATTTGCGCCGCGTATTTATCAACCACATAACTCTTCCATATTTTTATAATTAATTTAGGATTCGCCTTTCGTATTAATGTAAACGAATTTTTTGCGGATGATATATCTACATCATTTGGAAATATCCGAATAATATCTTCCACAAATTCCATGAAATGATTGTTAAATCCGTTCAAAACAGTTGACGACGCCATTATCTTATACTTGAATTATATTTTTAAGTAAATTAAACATATAATTTATATTTTTAAATTCCAACTCAAATTTTTCGTTGTTGTTGTTGCGGTCCATAATTGGATAATTCTTGTTCCCTTTGTTTTTGTAATTGTTCAACTGTTAATTCGCCCGATATTTTTTCATTTTTATAATCAAAATCGTCTTTTGGCGTAGTAATTATATCCGAATGATTCAAAGGCACATAATTATGCATTTGTCTCATACCACCACTCCCCTTTGTATTCAACTCCTCGTGATCCATATCCAAAAAACTGTAATTATCGGAAACGATCCCTCCAAAACCTCCACCACCACCCAATGAAAACGCCATGGGTTCCATATTATTACTTGTCGCTTGACGGGTCACCACCTCTTGACGTGGTTTTAAATGATTATAAATTCCGTCACCATACAAGACTTGGTAGTTTTGATTGAGCAATAATAATGCCGGCACTTTCGTGACATTTTCTGGCATGACTATTTTTTGACCATTTTCTAAAATAATTTGTATTTTTCCATTTTGATCTTTTACACGCTTATCAATACAAATAAAATGTATATCTTTACTTACTTGTGTCTTTGAAAGTGTCTGTAATAATTTTTTCGAGTGTTCGCAAAAATTGGAATAATATAAAATAGAACTCATTAATGTATAATTAGGTATTCAAATTGTTTTTTTAACTCATTTTTTCTAAAATTCAAATATTCATCAAATATTCAACTAAATATTGTAAAATAAAGAATATCTAAAAAAATTGATTAAATATTTATACAAAGGTTTAAATATATTATCATACACTATACTAGACAACAGAAAAAATGAATCCACAAATCGACAAAATCGTAGAAAAAGAAGGAGTCCTTACATTTAGCTTAAGTGGCGTAAATGTCAGTTTAGCAAATGCCATCCGCAGAACTGTATTATCCGATATTCCAACAGTGGTATTTAAAACATCACCAAATGAAGAAAACAAATCAAAAATATTGGTAAATACGACTCGTTTTAATAACGAAATTATCAAACAACGCTTAAGTTGTATTCCAATACATATTGACGACCTTGAAATCCCTCTTAAAAATTATTTATTGGAGGTCAATATGGAAAACACAAGTGACACCATTATGTATATAACAACTGAACATTTCAAAATAAAAAACACTCTGACAAACGAATATTTATCGTCTAAAGACACCCACAATATATTTCCACCCAATGATATGGGATATTATATAGATTTTGTCAGATTACGCCCTCGCATTTCAGATGATATTCCAGGAGAAAAACTACAAATGACATGTGAGTTTTCAATCGACAATGCGAAAACCGACGGTATGTTTAATGTGGTTTCTTGTTGTTCTTATGGTTTTACTGTAGATGATGTTCATATGGAAAAAGAATTGGACAAGAAAAAACAACAATGGAAGGACAAGGGGTTAAGTAAAGATGATATTGAATTTGAATCTGATAACTGGAAATTATTAGAAGGAAAGCGTATTATCAAAAAAGACTGTTTTGATTTCACGATACAAACAATTGGCGTCTTTTCGAATCGCGATTTACTCAAAAAAGCATGTAAAATTATTATCGCGCGGTTGGAAAGTTTAAAAACAGTGATTGAAACTGACGCAATTAAAATCAATGAATCGGAAAATACCATGAAACATTCTTATGATGTCATTTTGGAAAACGAGGATTATACCATTGGTAAAATTATTGAATACATGTTGTATACGAAATTCTTTGAAGAAGCAAAAACTATGACATTTTGCGGATTTAAGAAAATGCATCCTCACGACATTGATAGTGTGATTCGGGTTGCTTATAAAGAACCCGCAGATATTGCCATGGTAAAACAAAACTTATTAAACAGTATTTCTTTAGCAACAAATGTATATGAGGCAATACTTGGTAAATTTTAATTTGCTATCGAAATAGTGGTTTCACTTATTGTTGTATGAAAAGAATCAAAGTATTGATAATTTAATAAATACATTAACATTTCAGGACTTAACGTGTTTACATAGTCAATCACGGTTTTTTTCCTGACATTTTCTCTAACCGGTTTTAATTCATTGATATATTTTTGATGAATTAATTTCAAATGTAACTGATAAATGTCACTATATATGCTTAATTGTAACGCTTTTTTAACATAACAGTAAATATAATTCAAATATAACGTATGAGTAAATAAATACAAATGTTTCTTAAAAAATAAAAAATGTTTTCGATGTAAATAATGTTGGGTTAAATAGTCCACTACTTTACCCTCTCCTTTTCGGAGACACAAATAAATATATTGTTGTCGAAATATATCTATATCAAACATATTACTATCTTTGATATATTTTACATATTCATAATTGGGATTGATTAATTTACTTTGTTTGCCGTTTTTATCTGTAAAGTGTAGTCCCATGATGGTATATGGAATACTCGTAAAATCATCATTTAATTGTTGATATGAGGTAAAATCATAAAATTTTGGAAATTTCACATGTGTAAAATTCGAGTTTTCTTTCATATTTTGTTTATTTATATCAATTGTATAAATATTCACAGTATGATCTCCGGTATTGACGATTTCAAAAACATTAATTAAATACAACTCAGGTTCCTGTATATGTTTAATCAAACCAAATACTGGGTGCTGTATGATAAAATGATAACAAAAACGTTTTTCAAGCGAATCAATATCTACGTTTTTATTTTGTATTACATCCATAAAAATATCTCGCAAACTTTTATTGTCTTCTACTGAATACAATATATGACAACCAACATCATCCAATGACGCAATTTCCCAGCCACCAGTAAGTCCAATGGCGGGATCCCAAAATAAATTGATACCTACTCCCTCCACGAATTCCTGAAAAATAATCTGACTTTCATTGAAATCTGGATTTCTTTTATGAAATTCTGAAAATTTCATTTTTTTTGGAGGAAAAAAAGAAACAACATCATTTAAACTATTTACAACGAGTGATCGAAATACTCCATAAGTAAGAATCTGATCATTATTCAAATAAGCAGAATCATAAGAAATGATTTTGTATTCTTGATTCGTTTTTGTTTTCGTATGTGTGACATTTATTATTTTCTTAAAAAAATCTTGACGGGGTTGATTCAAAATTAAATCATGAAAACCGGGAATTTCATTTAATTTATAAATATATTCTCTCATTTCATTCATTCTGAATAAATATTTATATCATTTGAAAAAGTAATTTATTGTAAAAGTAATTTAATAACAAAATAATATAAATAATTCATTATATTTATTTATAAAATAAAAATGCATTATTTATCGGTCATTGCCATATTTAAAAATGAAACGATGAATTTAAAAGTATGGTTAGAGCATTATTTATGGCAAGGAGTAGATCATTTTTATCTAATAGATAATGGAAGCACTGATAATCCAATGGATATTTTATATGATTACATTGGTAAAGGATTAGTAACATATCATTACGGAGATAAAAAACATTGGCAACAACAATATTACAAAGACATGTTTGATCGTGAAAAATTAAGAGATAATACTTATTGGTTAATGGTATGCGATATTGATGAATTTTATTTTGGGATGAAGCATAAATTGCGAACAGAATTAAGATCCCTTGAACATTATAATTTAATATATTCATGTTGGTACATGTTTGGTAGTGATGGACTTTTAAAACAACCTCCTGATATTAGAACCGCAATCACCCATCGTGAAGAAAAGATTATAAATAAAGATTCAAAATATATATTCAAAACAAGGGCGATTCCCAACAGTTCTCATATATGGATTCATGGTTTAGTAAATTTCCATGATGATGATCGAACATTACGTGATGACAATATTATTCGGTTGAATCATTATGTAATTCAATCATTGGAATTTTTTCAAAAAATAAAAATGACTCGCGGTGCTGCTGATTTTGCTGATGGCGAATATGTGAGAAATATGAATTATTTTTTTGACGCAGATAAAAACGCCACATTTGAAGATTTAACATTAAAAAAATTAATTACAAATCCACCAGAAGATTACTAAAAATCTTCAAATCTTTAGACAGTTATAGATAATTTCAGTTTATTCATTCATAAAATTATCTATTATAAATATAGGACAATGTCAACCAATTCAACAAAACAAAATACAGAAATAACACAAAATGATACGTCTCAAAAAAAACCAATTGATTTTAGTAAACCTATCGATTTTGGATCATCATCGTCATCTAATAAAGAAAGTTCGTCGGCAAACCTTGATGAAGACGATGTTGAAACAAGTGAAAAAAATGATGATGTCGAAGATGAAGATAATGACGAAGACAAAGATGACGCCGAAGACGCAGACGATACAGAAGATCAAGACAATGAGGATGAAGAAGGAGTTTCTCTTGATTTAAAATTAGGCGATGTTATTAAAATAAAAGACCCCACAAATGAAATATTAAACAACAATAAATTTATTATTGATTATATTGACGATCATTTGATTCGATTAATCAATATTGAAGATTTTACTTTAACAACACTGAAAATCAATGATGACGGATTATTAGGCGACGGTAACATCGAATCCGTTTCTCTCATCTATAGAAATGATAAAAAGGGATATTCAAGACAAAATAACCTTTTACCTGGAACTTGGATCAATATCTATTTTGGTGGTGATATTCCTTCCATATTAACAGGCGAAATCACCAATTTAGAACAAGATATGATTGAGATTAAAACCTATCCTGACAAGGAAATCATCTACATCAACTTTGATTACAAAGGAATTCCATTGAATATTCCAATTGAAAAAATAGAAATCAGAGAGAAACCCAGTGATGAAAGTATTCGTACTCAAAAAAGTGAAGATGAAGAAAAGGTGACGCGTTCTTCCGAATTGGAAAGCGCTGTAGATTCTTATGACCAAGAATCGGTTGATATACAAACGGAATTTAATATTCCAACAAACGTAGAGGTTCGCGATAATATTCGCGAATTCATTTTGAAAGCGGACGATATACAATTCGGTGAAGAATTGGGTGCGATTCAACAATATGTCAATGTTGATGTGGAACAAAGACGCTTCAATATTGAATTACAGACCAATGATTTACTAGATGAATTGTTGACTGATGTACCCAATAGACAACGAACCAGTATGGTCTTGACCAATATTCACACCATGATTGAGCGCTTCAAACAATTGCGAGAGGAATTTTCTACGTTTGACGGACACGGGAATGTCACGGGAGCAATCATCAAAGACGCCTCGTGGAAACCATTGATACATAGTTTAATGAGTTTCAAAAAATCGCTTTACTGGATATTACCGGTTGCGAAAAACGTGAAAAAAATATATGAAAAAGTAGGATTTGACAAAGAAGATGAAGGATATGAATTTGAAGAAATTGAAAACAATATATCCTATAAGGGATCTACTCGAGGTGAAATGTATGTATTGGAAAATATGATTGATGACTATAAATCAAATGATTTACCTGATGGAGGAGAGAATAAATATGCGGCGTTATACAAAACCATTAACCCCTTTTTTACACCTTTTGAAGATGTCAATCCAGAAATGAAAAAGGATGTTATTATTGAGGAAGAAGTCATGGATAATTTCAATGTCATTATTGATACTTTGGGCGATTTGTATTCAAATGTCATTCACAATAGAAATTTAGTAAGTAATCGTTTTGTCATTGATAAATACAATTTGGGATTAACCCGTTTGAAAACAACGCAAATATCCAGAAACAAAAATGTATATCATGTTGAAGATATGACACCACCTGATACAATCGCACTCACCTCGTTAGTTACCTTGCCTGAACCAGTCATTCGTTTCTCTCATATATCATTACCTGGAACAAGCATTTATACCAAGGCAAATTTAAATACCATGTTTGTCAATTATTGGAAATTTTTGAACAATCATACCAGTGTCAATAAAATATTGGTTGATATTTACAATAGTGAGGAAAACCTGGAACAAGACCAAGACAAAAACACTTTTTTCAGTAAAGTAACGAATTTTACGATGAATAAAACCGAACAAAGTCGTGATATGAGTGACTCCGAATTATACTTGAAATTTCTAGAAAAAGTTGTCCCTAGAACGCGCGTGTTGTTTGAGAAAATCAAAAAATACATCAATGGAAAATTATCTCTCAAAGAAGTCGTTGAAATCATGGAACCTTTTCTTGTGTATAACTCTGATTTGACGTTTATGCAATACAAAAGCATCAGTATCTTTTTACAAGAGAAAATATCTGAATTCAATAAAAAATTTATAGAAAAAAGTAAATATT